CCCGCTTCATGAAATGTGGTCACCAATTCATGATGATGATAGTTATCTGCATCGTTATTAATCTGACAACAATGAATATGATGAGCGACCCACGTATCCATTGGTGCCACTTTATCTATGGTGTGGATCACCTTTTTGCTATTGAGAAATTGAACAATGTGCTGATTATTTAAAATCGGCTGTTCATCACCGGTTAATGCGCCTGAGGGCAACACATCTAAACTCTGTGGTACATCACTGATGATCACACGCTGATGGTTTCTAAATTGCTCAAGCAACTCAGCACCAGGTTTCAACAACACAACCCCCAATTCTTTTTGAATATACGGCGTTAATAGTAACTTCATGCGCTCACCTGTTTATTCAACATCACCATACGGATCAACTCATCCGTTTTACTCTCAAAGAAATGCGGTTGGGTTTCACGAGGATTATTAGGGCTCGTCATATTCTTCCCAAACTGACAACCTCTAGCCGTAACAGACCAAAACTCTTTCGTTTTGCTAGCAGTTTTCGTGCTTGGGCGTGATAGACGTTCAACAATGCCTAGTTCGGCTAATCGCTTATAGGCTTGCTGTGCTGAAATGGGTAAATTGTGTTTTTTAATCAGTGTTGATAAAGCCACAGTAGGACGACTGGAGCCATCCATAGATCCACTTGGCGCATCAATCGCATAAACAGGGGCTAACTCAGGTAACCCCGCCATTGCTTGTAACTTTTGATAAGCCCCTAATTTTGATGAATTCGAGAAGTTTAAACTTTTAGACATCGATTCCAGTAGTATCACGCCCGCTTGAACCTTATCACTGAGTTTCTCCTGGTGCTGTTGTGACACTAAAGCATCAAAGGTACGGATCACTTTTAAATGAAAAGAAGCGCTGATCCACATTGCATAGGCATACACTAATTCTTTGCAAACATACGTCCCTTGGTTATATCCACCAGCGACAGTGGCAATAGGCGCTCCTGTGATCTCAGGAGCGGTCGAAATTTCATCAATCAACTCTTTCGTTTGAGCCAATGAACTCCAGTTCGATGGTTGGTGTCGTTTTTCGCCACCTGACACTCGATGTAAATCATTTAAGCAATAGCGACCGGCTATATCTCTACGAACCTGAAAACCATCAATAACAATTAATCCATTCATGCTATTTCTCTCCACGTTTTATTCGTGACCGTACATCACGTTATTAAATGAGCGGATAGTGATTTCTAACTTTCCACCCTTTACGACTTCCATTAACATCACATCCATATGCTTTACCTGCTGATCATCTTCCCAAATACCCGCATGTGTTAATGCATCAAATGGGGCCTTTAAAAAGTTATCAATATCCCTGCGCTGTTTTGTTGGTGGGTATAAACGAACTAGGACAGAGACATTTTCTTTAATAGCTTTAGGTTTTCGTTTTAGTTGCTCATAGACAGAGGCGATCGTGTTAATTCGAAACTTACGCCCTTTTTCACTAATCAGCGTTCTCCCCTTAATGTTTCGCCAATACGAGTTAACGCTTGGTGGAAATGGCAATGTGAGCATAAGTTCAGGCATAAGTCCCCCACACTCCAATTAGCAATGTCACTACAAACCAAAACCCAACGAACAGAATATATTTAGTTAGCATTAGTGATTACCTCTTACTGTTCTGACTAATGAGTCATAAGGCTCTGTTGGCAATTTACCCATGAGATCAAAATTAGAGGTGGCATGTTTTACCCATTTGATTGTGGGTAATGCGCGCTTTTTGGCCTTTTGTTTTTGCAGGTAGGTCGATTCACCTAGTTTGCGCTCTTCAATTATCGCTTGGTAAATGTGCTCTGCCTCATTGGTCACAATGTAACGTACAGGGCGATCTTCATTGCCTACTCGTACTAATGCACCTAATCCATTCAGGTATGACAATGCTCTCGATGAGCTAGATAGAGCTATGCCTAAATCACGACTCACAATATGGCGATCAATCTTGTCACCCTCTTTATATTGGTTCAGTATTTGCTCTGTCGTTTTCATGCAACACCTCTCGATGCCAGCCACTTCATTTGCTCAATAAATGCCTTACCACGCTGTTCTAATTCTTCTCTACTAATGTAATCAAATGCTTTACCAGCCCATGTTTTATCAAATACGACAATTGCCCCGGCAAACATTGCACCTGATGGTTTTTGTTTTTCATCAGCTGGAATAAACCACTTCGGAACGTCAAAACCTATACGCCCACGGATAAAACAGATGTGATCTGCATTTTCTGGCCACCAACTTTCACTTGTTGCCGCTTTTAATAAAAAAACATACCGACCGTATTGTTCACGCATAGCTAATGCATGACTCATGATGTGACCAACACCTGTTAAAGGTTGACCTTCGTGATATGAACTACGCGAGTAAGGAGGGTTACCAAAGGCAACACCGCCGATTTCTTTTAGCTTCGCTGACCAATCTTGCGTGAGCGCGTTATCTTCAGCTGTGTAGAAATAAGGTGCTTTACTGTTTTCACCGTCAGTGAATAGATCTAGTGTGAATGGACCATAAATTGAATTGATGCCATATACGAGGTTTTCGGGTGATTGCCACTGATCCCCTATTTCATTTAATTTATGAGCAGGTTGGTTTTTTAACTCCTGTAATTTCAGTGCGTAATCAATCATTACTGAGCCTCCAGAGACATTTCTGTCGCTTGCTTCCAAATACTGTTCCATGCTTGGCGACCAGAAAACTCACTCATACGGCGAATGCCTGTCTTACCCGCTAGTTCAAGCGCAATTTCTTCAATGCGGTTTTTAGGTTTAGACCGAGAGCCAATCAAGCGGGAAAAGGCACTATCACGTTCAACGGTGTCAACTTGAACCTTTAGCTCATCCTTTGGCTTTTGACTACGAACGAATAGTTCATCAAAGTGTTTACGTAACTTACGAGGACTTAAAATGTTTTGGTACCAGAATGAATCTTTGTTGGCCCAATCGAACAAGGCACAAATTTGCTCATGGGTACGCCCATCGATTTGACGCATCAAACGAATATCGTTCGCCCAGTCATACCAAGTAGGCTCTAGCGCAGATGGATTTAGTTTTTTAACACGACCAAACATCCATTTCGCCGTTTTTAAATCACCTTCATCGCCCCATTTTTGGAAGTTAGCGCTGTAAATCACTGCTTCAGGATAACGAGTTAAAAAATCATTTTTCGGCTGGTCGCTGGATTCGTCAGAATTCTGCGACGAATGATCTGTTTCTGTTGTACTCTCTGAAGTAATCTCTGTTGTATTCTCTGTAAGATCAGGCCATTTTGACCTGTTCAGAACAGCGCATTTTGAACTGTTTGACGGTTTCAATTTGCGCTTATCGATAAGGTCATTTTGAACTATTCGATTAGATGAATTATCACTGTTCGATTGGGTCATATTGACCTCATCGGTTAGCAAGTGGTGATCGTAATTAATCGCATAATAATTAGTGCGGTCATGGTTCGATTTATTAATTTGCTCGATGCGTAAAACACCCTGCTTTTTCAAATTAGCAAAAGCGCGTTTAATCGTTGATTCAGAGAAAAAAGGAAATTGCTCCTTCCACTCCTCAACGGTGTTATAAATCCAGCGTGAGCCGTCATATTCAACACCTGAAGTAGTTTCAGTTAGCCAATATTGAATTTGCTGTAACAGCATCGCCTCATTTAAACCAAGACGTACCGCTAATTCAGGAATAACGACTAAAGGGCGACTTTTTAGTAATAATAAACTCATCTTGCCACCTCATTACTTAATACGTGTGTACTTCTCTTTAAAACGCTGTACAGGTTCACACTGTGGGTCGTCACAACCATCAAGCATAAAAATAACGCGCTGTTTTCTCTGTCATAACGAACAACATGAACAACGATACCTCGGTGATTTTTATAGTAGCGATCAAGTTGGTTTGGGTTCTCATTGTTCATTGCCTCGTCCTCAGCCCATTCTTTGAATTAAAATCATCTACCAGCCAACGCATAAATTGGTAGTTGGTTTCTTGGTAGCCATTTGGTACCTTAATTTCATAGACAAAACGGCCATCACGTATTGAAGCTCGCACTTGCGTGCGACATGCTAAGTTTGATAATCTACTCATGCTAATTTCTCTTCACACAATTGAAATTTGCAACCGAAGCCAGAGGCCGTACACCTTTGGCTTCACCCTTTCTAAAGCCCATCATTATTTTTTCTTCCGATGTAATGAGATAAATGCATTAACAAATGCGCGACCACTTGCTATTACACGATCTAGCATTACGTTAAGTTGTTTTTCTTCTTCACTATCTACAACGCCATCTTCCAAGCTTTTTTCTAAAAAAATTGCCAGCTCACCTTGTTTTGAACCAACCTTGCTATGTAGGCGAAACAATTCAGGCTCATCTAGCTCGTCAGGCTTAATGCGTTCCACCAGCAACATTCCAGACTCACGAGCAATGAATTCAGTGAATAACACGGTTTTTGAGATATCTTGCATCGCTAATAACTCGTTTAAATCAAACGAACGACAACCGTTTTTTTCGTAAAGTTTGTTATTGAATGAAGTCAGAGATAAACCCAATGCCCCAGCCATCGCTTCACGCCCACCAGCTGTTGCCTCACACATTTCTTTCACAACTTGTTTTATTGATTGGTTACTCATAAATACCTCTCTTTATTAAAACCACAGCCATTGGCAAAAAGTCTTGCGTGGCATCACGTAATACTTCCCTGGGTTGTTCCGGTAAAACCGTTTGGCTTTTAGCTCATGAAGCTTCATCCAGCGCTTACGTTTTGCTAATATTCGTGGGCTAATACACTCGCTAAACATTATCCCTAGTGGGATCATCACTAAGGACGCAAATAACATACCGATAAGGGATGACTTAACATGCTCGATATCTTCTTGGGTCACTTGGTCTCGTTTCTCAAAACCAGCCTCAGTCTTATTACTTTCTTTTGGGCTATTTTTTCCTTTTTCTTGGGAACTTGGCTTGGTCATTCCCTCGCTCGCAGAAGAGACAAAAGAAAGGAATTCAATGCCATTGCAGATCCGTTGTTCTTGCTTCTTGATAAATTCCTCGACGATTGTAAAGACGGGAAAAGAGACATGCCTCGCATCACTCGTGACGACTTCAGAGCCTTGCGCCCTCACTTGACCACAAGACAATGCAACAACTATAACCATGCCGTAGACAGCTTTTTTGATACTCTTAAAAGCAATGAGCTTTATGAGAACGATTGGATTTATCCTGTTATTAGGAACCCTGCAGAGATGATCCCCAATATCAATAACCTTATGGTTTTTATTAAACGACGTTAATTTTATTGAGTGATTCATTTCCTACCCTTGTTAATGATTTTTTGTAGTTACAAATTAAAAAAATAAGAAGTAGTTTATTTGTGATTGCTAAATTTCTTCGGATATAAAATCTGCATCTCTGTTAATTCACCGTTGAAAAAAGCAACTAATCGCTCAGCAACTTCTAACGAAGTTTTTTGAGCGCCTCTTTCAATACGGCTAAGATTTCCTACATCAATTTGAACTGCTTCGGCAACTTTACTCAACGTAAGATTTTGCTTAATTCGCAATAACCTTAATGGTGTTTGCATAGAACCCCCTAAATTTGCGTTTTAAGCATAATATAACATCAATTCAATTTGCGCAATTTACTTTGCAAATAACGCAAAAAGGATTTGTAATTACGGCATGGAAATAGGAAAAAAAATCAGATCAATCCGTTTAAAACGGAACATGACAATTGCTGAACTGGCTAACGCTATTGATAGCGACCCAGGCAACGTGTCTCGTCTTGAAACTGGTAAACAAAAATCATTTACCGAGCAACAATTAAAGAAAATTGCTAACGCACTATCAATATCTTTACTTGATTTATTTTCAGATGAGGATAATCATACTGTATATAAACACAGTAATTTGAATCATGACGAAATGAACGAGGATCTTTATAAAGTGCAACTACTTGATATTAGTGCGAGTGCAGGACCAGGTTGCGTGAGAACAAGTGATGTCATAGATGTCATTCATTCCATTGAATATGATACAGAACAAGCCAAATTACTATTCGGTTCTCGGCCCGCGAACTCAGTAAAAGTTATTAACGTTCGTGGTGACAGCATGTCTGGCACAATAGAGCCAGGCGATATTATTTTTGTTGATATATCAATAGATTATATTGATGGCGATGGTATTTATGTGTTTTCTTTTGATGGAAATATACACGTAAAACGCCTACAAATAGTTCCAGATGAAATAATTGTTCTCTCAGACAACCCCAAATATACACAATGGAAAATCAACAGCACAAATGAACATAGATTTTGTGTGCACGGGAAAGTTTTGATTAGCCAGAGCCTCGAATATAGGCGTCACGCTTAGTAAAAACAGCATTTGTATCAAAGCCTGAGCTTATTTCGGGCTTTTTTTTATTTGTTAATTTGTAAATATCGCAAATTAATATTGCGTAAAATGCAAAATTGAATTATTGTTACCTCAGAAGCAAGTTTAGACGCGAGGGAAATACTCATGACAACTGAACCAATAATCATAGCGCCAAATGGTTTCACTAATGAAGATATCGCAAAGTGGATGAGGTGCAAGTTGCAGTGCATAGATTACCTCCCTGTTTTACACGGTAAGCGAGAAAGACTAATGAGCGATGTAAAAAAGCTAGATGCCGAAATAGCAGAGTACATCAGTAAAAGCGCTATTCAGATACAAAGTAAATGATTTTTATGTGTGAAGAGAACGTGTGAAGAGAAACAATGGCTGGCTGAGTCTTTTACCATTAAAAGGGGTTGTGGTGATAATGTTCTGCTCAGTCAGCCATTTTATCAAATCTAACAATAAGTAAGGGTACTGGCATTCTTTGTGAAATGTCTTATCCGGGTTGTATCAACTCGCTAGTGCCCTTTCTTATTGTGTGAAAAGATAACATGAGGTTATAGAAATGAGCCAAGAAGATCGTAAGACAAATGTCCCTGCCTTTCTTTCCGAATTAGATGCTGGCGTTTTTGAAAATAAAGTCTCTGCTGTTTTAAATGATGTGGCTTTAGGCGTTTTAAATAATGGTGGAAAAGGCAAAGTCACTATTGAATTAGATTTTGCTCGCCTTAGTAATTCAATGGAAGAAAAACGAGTTGAAATAACTCATAAGCTTAAATTCTCTGCACCAACACCTAGAGGAAAACGGACTGAGGAAGATACCACCAAAACACCTATGTACGTAGGTAAAGGTGGCAAGTTGACCATTATGCAAGAAGATCGAGGTCAATTATTTTCTTTGCAAGGTCGGCCCGACGGGAAATTAAAAGCCATTAATTAGTTTTCTTATTTTTAATTAAACCTATCCATTTAATTTAATACTTTTAAATAAGTAGGAGTCTACTCATGTCTCAATTAGACGGTAATGCTATTTCGCAAATTCAAGATATGACCGTGGCTTCATTAAGCCTCGAAGCAATAGAAAAATCTCTTTGTCCAGCGATTGTGCTTCCGAATGACTTTGAAGTAAGTAGTTTAGAAAATTTACAAGAAGGTCGTTTCCGTTTTCGCGGGGAAATGAAAACAACCAGTATCAGCGACTTTGTTAAATACTCAATCAAGAATGCAATTGATGAAGGTGTTAGCTGCTTTATTGATGCCGATGAAATGAGTGCCGAAACTATTTTTAATCTCGGCACAATAGGTAAAGCAGGTCATGCTGATAACACTGCTATTGTGAAATTAAAACAAACCGCCCCATTCACAGCATTATTAAAAATGGATGGTGTTAAATATCGTCAAAAACAATTAGCCGAGTGGTTAGAAGATTGGCACGATTATTTAATGGCATTTGATGCTGACGGTAATGTTTTAGATATCAAACAAGCTATTTCTGCTGTTCGTCGTATTACGATTGAATCAACACGCTCTGCTGAACATGAAAATGCTGATTTTAGTGCTAAACGCTCAGTGTTAGAAAATGTTGAAGCAAGAAGCAAAGACATTATGCCTGCTACATTCCAGTTTACTTGTACTCCTTATGACGAATTAAAAGAACGTAGCATTAAATTACGTTATAGCGTACTCACTGGTGATGATATTCCCGTTTTAGTTCTTCGAATCATTCAACTTGAAAAACTTGAAGAACAAATCGCTCAAGAGTTTCGAGATATGCTTTGCAATGAATTCAATGAAAGCAAAATCGAAACATTCATTGGTAAATTTTCAGCGTAATTAATCGCACAAATGCCACTAACTTGGTGGCATTTGTAAATTGTGTGGAGAGAATAATGTCTTATATTGCAACAGCAACAAATAAACATTTCTATTACCTCGATGTACGGATCGAAGATATAGACATTCAAGATATTGCGACAGGTTTAGCTAATGAGTGTCGCTTTAATGGACAGATTGATAATTTCTATTCTGTTGCTCAGCATTCTGTATATGCAAGTTATTTAGTTGCACCTGAATTTGCTTTAGAGGCCCTACTTCATGATGCCAGTGAAGCTTATGTCAAAGACCTACCGTCACCACTTAAAAAGTTATTGCCTGAATATAAATTAATTGAATTGCGTGTGGAAAAGATGATCCGCAAAAAGTTTGGATTACCTGAAAATATGTCTGATGAAGTCCATTTTGCAGATCTAATGATGTTAGCTACAGAAAAGCGTGATTTAGACATTGATGCAGGTAGTAACTGGTTAATGCTTGAAGGTATTCCAGCTAGCGATTTTGCTGTCACCCCGCTACCCCCTCGACAAGCAAAATTCCTATTCTTACGCCGTTTTAATGAACTTTATAAGGGGGTTGAGAATGGCTAACGGATCAGTAAACAAAGTAATTCTTATCGGCAATTTAGGGCGTGATCCTGAAATTCGTTATCTTCCTTCTGGTGGTGCTGTTGCCAATTTAGCTGTGGCCACATCAGAAAAATGGCGTGACAAACAAACAGGTGAAAATCGCGAAAAAACAGAATGGCATCGTGTCGTTCTGTTTGGAAAACTCGCTGATATCGCCAGTGGCTATTTATGTAAAGGCTCGCAAGTTTATATCGAGGGCCAACTACAAACGCGCGAGTGGGATGATAACGGCGTTAAACGCTATACAACAGAAATTGTTGTAAAGATTGGCGGTTCAATGCAAATGCTAGG